AATCAATATCTTAGAAACCCATTGAACGGTATTTTCGGGCATTCTATCGCTAAAAATGTCGTATTGATAGTTATAATTTGATGAATAAACTAAATCCCCCACATCAGTTGAAACAGGGTTTACAGGTCGCACCCTTTTAAAGGTTTCATCTTTGTACTTTCCTACCCTGTTGATATTTCCAGCAAATGTAAAGCTATCCTGAACACCAAATTCATTCAACCATGAAAGGGTCATTGTTCTTTCACAATCACTTCTTAATTTATACGCCCTTGTTTCGCTTCTAACGGTAAAAGGACTTGCAATGTCTCTAATGTATATTCTTACTTCATCATAACCCCCTGAACTATCAAAATCAAATCTATAATTGGAAATATCATATTTGCCATCCGCAACTTGTCCAGTAATACCCCTTACAGGTACATCAACAGCCTCTGTTGTTACCAATCCCACAACACCGTTTAAATACCTTTCAATTACCCATTCTTGTTTGGGTGTTGTTCCAGTATAAGAAGTAGTTAAACAGCTTACATGGAAGCTTGTTTTATCACCTACCAATAAAGGATTCGGAGCAGTTGTTAATAGCTTACTTGTTAGGCTTCCACTATCACCACAATCATAATCAGCTAAATCAAATTCTTCAATTTCAAAAGTATCTTGTGTCATGTTCTTCACAATCACAAAGGTATCATAAGAAAAGGTGTCTTTTCCTGATATTGGGCTAACTTGATAAAACTTTAAACCCACAATTGCATTTTCAATAGCCGTTTGACTTGCTCCAGTTAATGGAAGGAACTCACTTGCAAAATAATCTTTTATAATGCTGTTAATCTCAAAACTGAATGTATCATCCGTTCCAAAATCAGGAAGGTGTTCCAAAGTGTGAGCTAATGCATCATTGTTAATATAAACTTCCATTATTACAGAAGTCACTTGATTAGGTGGGTCAGGTGCATCAGTTACAGCCGTAATTAACAGCTTTTCTGTACTTATTTCTTTCCCTGTTTGTGATATTGCTAATGCCATTTCTTAAATACTTTCAAATGTTGTTCTTTCTTTTGCTATTGTGTTACGTAATACGGTTGAAACCTCCCTTGCAAATAAATCAACTGCCATTTTTACAATCGTTTTTGCATTTTCATCAAGCATTACCTTGATAAATTCATCCCTCTTTCCGCTTTTACTAAACTTTAAACTCCCCCTTGTTGGGCTTCCTTCATCAAATATCTTTCTTCTAATGGCAAATGCAAGGCTTTTAACCTCACTTTCACCTGTTACTATACCTTTTATCTCAATCCACTTAATAAGTGCGTAAGGACTAACCCAAACACCACTAGGAATCCCCCTATCAACAAACTTAGCATAATCCTTAGCAAAAATCGTAATATCATAACCGCTTCCAGTTTGTGTTACCTTATAATTCATTGTTTCTTGCAATGTTCCACTTGCTCGGTGTCCTTGCTCATCCAATACCTTTACAAGTTGGTCAACAATAAACTGCCCTATTATGTCAAGCCCGTCTTTTATCATTGTGGTAAACTAGTACATTCACTTCTTAAAGTTGCTGTAAATGGAATGAACACCTGGACCAACTTAGGGTTGTGTACATCAATACCAAAGAAGCCTTTACCCCAGCTTATTCTTTCCGTTGGTGCTAAATCTGTTCTTCTGTTGATTTCTCCCAATACTTGCAAGGCTAATTCATTCAATCGGCTTTGCTTCTTATAAGCAGCACTTTTATAATCCGTTCCTTGATCTTCACCCCTTTCTTTTTCGTAATACGTATCATAAAAAAACAGCTTACCACTAAACACTTGCTTTCCTGTTCTGTTGTTACTTTGCACCCCTACTAATTCAAAGTCAGGTGATTGTTCAAACAACATTGATGGGTATTTGTTAGCTGGTGCGCCGTTATTATACCACACCGCATTATAATGAAAGGATAAACTATTATCACTAGGGTCAACAGGAACGTAAGATTCCGCTGCCTCTTTAAATATTGTTACCAATTCTTCGTAAGTCATAATCCAGCTAAATTTAAATTAAACACCCTCAACACATCAAAAGCCCTTTTCTCCATTACCGCTTCTAAAGGTGTCATGTTGTAAGTATTGAAAACTCCCTTTTCGGCAACTTTGATAGCAACCATTTCCCAAAAGTGGTTTTTGATAGTTCTGCTTTTAAGCGTTGTCTGGCTAATTCTTTGGCTATTGCTTGACGTGGGTTCTTGGTCATAGATAAGCGGAAATAATCGTTGTATTTCTCGACTAACTCCACAAAAAAAAAGTAGGCAGACCAGCCGTATAACGCATTCACCTCACCAAATAACTTCCCTCGTTCGGCTACTTCTTCACCGCTATCCCTTCCATCGCTGTAAAGCAAAGCAAATAAGTTTTTAAGGTGTTTTATACCTCCTTGCTTCTTGTTTTCCTCAACCATTGCAGAAAGTTGGCTTCCTAGCATCCACTGCCTGTAACTACCATTACCGAACAACAATTCAGCACCACTAATAGTTCTTAATGGCTCAATAATTGAATAGGTTACTTTGTTATGTGTAAACTCCTTTAATTGGATGTAGCTTTCAGGTTGTTTCATGAACTGCTTAACATGGTTGTAAAGCCAATCAACAGTTATGCTACCTTCTAACGGGATAAGCCTTAATTCTTCCTTTGTAAAGTCGCTGAATAAGCTTACCCAATGAACCTTAAATTCAAAAAGCTTGTGTTCATCCACATCCACATCAGAATCAGTTAATAAATACCGCTTTAAATCAGCACTCAACCCCTTTATGTAGTCATAAGCAGAATCAAGCTCATTCAAAGTAATATCAATGAACTCATCCTTTAAAACTTTTTCTTGGTTATTTGCTCTAAGCTTTAACACTTCCGATTCCTTTTTCAGTTAGCAACATTGCCATTTTACCATCAACCTTGTACGTTCCTTTGCTCATGTGCTTGGAATCCTTGCTAACTACAAAGTCATATTCTTTCTTTGGGTCTAATTCAACCACCTTCTTTTTAGCTGGTGCTTTCTTTGCCGTTGTTTTCTTTACTGCCATAATAAAAAAATTTGATTTATGTAAATATAATATTTTTTAAGCCAAAAAAAAGGGTGAACATAATGCCCACCCCTTTTTTAATTAATCAACCCTTATATTATGGAGTTTCTAAAGCTGCTTTTGCAGTTGCGAAAGTTCCTTTTACGAAACAATCTCTATCATTATGCTCAACATAACACACCGCTCTAACTTCACCTCTAATTGTCTTGAAGTTCTTCACAAAGTTATCAGCGTTGTATCCAATCTCAACTGTGAATCCTTTCTTAAAGTCAACGTTTGCCTTTGTAAAGTCTCCCATTAAGAAATCACCAGCAGGAACCATTGTTGATTTAACAACAGGCACACCATCAAAAGAAAGTGTTCCAGCGATCAATTGAAGTCTTTCAATGTATCTCTTATCAGTTGAAGAAACCTTTTGTAATAACAAAGAAGTTACATTAGAAGGATTCATGAAGATAGCCGTTGGCATTGGGCAGTTAGCCAATTCAATTTGGTTTTGAGCAACCGCTAATACATCAACATTGTTTGCGTTGTCAACAGCAACAGAAAAAGTACCAGCTGCAAAAGTTGGAGCAACAGTTACAATACCGTTCATGTTTGGAGAAACACCATCACCATCGTAAACAGATTGCTCTAAAGCCAATCTTACTTTTGTAGTTAATTTGTTTTGAACTAAGCTAGTTACACCTTCAACATCTTCTAACATTTCGTCAGTTGCAGTGATGTAAGCTGTGATTTTCTCAACTTTTTGAGAACCTACTAACAATTCAAAATCAATTTGATTCTTGATTGCTCCTTCTGCAGTTGAACCAGCAGCACCTTCTTCGTTTGCTACGTAAACCCACTCTTTCAAGTTAGAACCGATTGAACCAGTTGAAACCAAATCCAAAAGAGTAACCATTCTTTCATTAACATCACCGATAATTGGGTTTCTGTCAGCTTGTGGAATTTGTCCTGTTGTGTTACCAGCCAAACTCATGTCACCAACAGCCTTGTTAACTGTGAACCTAACGTTGTTTCTTGAAGTTCCTTTTGCAATTGCTTTAATTGCATCAGCGTTTTCAGATACTTTATCAGCAATAGTTTCTTGTCTTTCAGCAACTTCTTCTTTTGAAAGTTTTTTCAAAAAGATACCTTGATCTTTCAAAACAGTTTGCAAAGCAACAAATTGCTTAGTCATTGTGTCGCTTAATTCAGCTTTCATTGCTTCAACTTCTTCTTTAGAAGCTTTCAATTCAACAGCTTTTTCAATTTCTTTTTTTGAAGCTTCGTTGTACTCGTTGTACAATCCAGCTTGTGCTTCTGCATCCAGCTTAGTAATATCTTCTATGCTTTTTGATGCTAAAAATTCTTTAAATTTCATTTTTACCTTTTTTAAATTAAAATTATTTACTCATTAGTTCGTAAAAAGACGGCTTTTTAATCGTTTCAGTGTCCAAAGACGGCTGTTTTTTGTTAAAAGTGTCAACGTACTGCTTACAAATATTATTAAAAATTTCTTTATTCTCTATATTTTTGCCCAAATAATCGAACATTTTTATAATTTCATCGTCATTTTTTAGGCTTTTATTGTTATCAAATATGCCTGTTAAAGGGTTAGAACCTAATAAAACAGCACTTGTTTCCTTCAATTTCGCCTCCTGGACTGCAAAGAAATAACCTTGCTTTTCAACTTCATCAGCATTTCCAATCTGTGGAA